AGAGATACAGTTGGAACTAATATGCTTTCTAGTAATACAGAAAGTGGTATTAGTGTAACTTATGATACAACAAATGATAATATAGATTTTGCAATATCCGCAGCCCAAACAACAATTACTTCAATTTTAGCAACAGATGTTAAGATTGGAGAAGATGACCAAACGAAAATAGATTTTGAAACTGCTGACACAATTCATTTTTATGCAGGTAATGAAAATCAATTAATTTTAACAGATGGTGCATTAACACCAGCTAGTAATGCGATTGTCGATTTAGGAACGGATGCTTTAGAATTTAAAGATGCATACTTTGATGGAACTGTAGAAGCTGACGCAATTACTGTTGGTGGAACAAATATTTCTGCTATCTATAGTGCTATAGCGGGCAGTTCAAGTATTGTAACAACTGGAGCATTAGACTCTGGTTCAATAACTTCTGGATTTGGAACTATTGATACTGGTTCATCAACTATTACAACAACAGGATTAATTAGTGGTGGATCATTAGATATTGATAATGTTTTAATTAATGGAACAACAATAGGACATACTGATGATACTGATTTAATGACAGTAGCTGATGGTCTATTAACAGTTGCTGGTGAAATATCGGTAACTACTTTAGATATAGGTGGAACTAACGTTGGATCAACTGCAGCAGAACTTAATTTATTAGATGGTTCAGCAAAATCAACATCATCAATTACAGTAGCGGATGCGGATGCTATAATTGTAATTGATGGTACAACAACTAAACAGATTCCCGCTTCGGATATAAAAACATATGCTGCTGGTGGAGCGGCAACAGTGGGTAAGGCTATAGCAATGGCTATTGTTTTTGGATAATTAAAAGGAGGAAAGTAAATGGCAACACCAGATATTATTGATGTAGCAACGATTAATGGAGCGATGGTAGCAGGCGCAGTTAGTAATTCAGCACATGACATTATTGATGTAACTGCAGAACATACATTTAAAGTTAACGTTTTAGCTATTTCTAATGTAGATGGGACAAATGATGCAACTATTTCTGTTTCCGTAAGTGCTGACAATGGTTCAAACTATTATCACCTTGCAAAAACAGTAACTGTTCCTGCTGATTCAACTGTATACATAATAAGTAAAGATACATCTATTTATTTAGATGAAACTGATTTATTAAGAGTACAGGCTTCAGCGGCTAACATGTTAGAATATGTTTGCTCATATGAAACATTGAATGATGCATAGTAAATGGCTTATCCTAACAGAACACAAGCGTCTGGCGTTTGGAAATTAAATAATTCTAATAGTGTAACGATTAATAATCTTGCACATAAAAAGTTATATTCACAATTTCCAGATGCCGGCAATAGAGCAATTTTTTTTGCTGGCTTAGCTCCAGGAGAGTCAAATGTTATTGATTTTATAACAATAAGCAGCACAGGTAATGCTGCTGATTTTGGAGATTTAGTTTCATCAAAATATAATCCTGGGTCATGTTCTAATGGCGTACAAGGATTTTCATTGGGTGGATATGATGGATATCCATCTGAATCAAATGTTATAGAACATGTTCATTTTGACACTAAAGGTAATGGTGCTGACTTTGCTAATTTAAATGTTGGTGTAGGTGCTACTAGAGGAGCATCTAATGATACAAGAGCATTAAGACTTGGTGGTGGAGATAACAGTGTTGGTTATGAAAATAGCATTGATTATTTTACAATGTCAACAAGAGCAAATGCTGTTGATTTTGGAAATTTAACACAATCACGAGGTCAAGGTGGAGCAGTAAATAATTCTACAAGAGCAATTTCCTTTGGTGGAATTATAGCAACAAATAATAATCAAGATACCATAGATTTTCATGAAATAGCGACAACAGGAGATTTTGCTGATTTTGGTGACATGACAGCAGAAAAAAATTATCTTTCAGGATGTTCTAGTTCTACAAGAGGTCTTTTAATGGCTGGTGACATTAGCCCATCTGCAAGTAATTCAAATGTTATTGAATACATTACTATAATGTCAAAAGGAGATGGCACGGACTTTGGTGATTTAGCTTCTGCTACAAAAGGAAGTGCTTCAACTTCAAATGCTGTAAGAGGAGTAAATGCTTTAGGAGATACTGGTAGTGCTTCAAATGTTATAAATTATGTAACAATATCTTCAACTGGTGATGCTGCAGATTTTGGCGATTTAAGTGTTGCAAGATCAAGATTAGGTGGCACTTCTGATTCACATGGTGGATTAGAAATTGGCAATCAAGGTGTAAATCCAATCGCTGGAAAAGATATGAATATACATTTATTTCCTTTTATAGAAGGAAATTTAGTTTGTTTAGGCCCTGGAGATAATAGACATTATACAACTGAATGGCTTAATATAATGACAAAAGGTAATACAATTGATTGGGGCGATTTAACAATGATAAAAAGAATATGCGCCGGTAATGCAGATTCAATAAGAGCTTTTATGCACGGTGGATATGATGCAAGTGCTAATGGTCTTAATACTATTGAAATGTCTTTTTGGCAGCACAAAGGTGCATGGTCAGATTGGGGTGATTTAGTTTCAGCAGGTGCATACAACAGTGGAAGTATGGGTAGTTCTACTAGATGTTTAGGTGAATATGATAATGCTATAGAATATTTTTCACCAACAACTGCTGGTAATGGAACAGATTTTGGTGATGTATCAGTTGCAAGAAGTAATGAAAATTCTAGTAATAGTGTAAGAGGATTAATGTGGGCAGGCAGTCCTGGTAGTGCAAGTCAAATGGTGGATAATATATCTTATGTGACTATTGCATCAGCAGGAGATGACACAGATTTTGGAGATGCAACAGCAGGAAGAACAAATTTAGTTGGAGCAGCAAGCTCAACTCGTTCTGTTCATGGTGGTGGTAATAATCATCCGGCAGGAAATGTAAATACAATCGAGTATGTATCCATAGCATCTACAGGAGACGGTAGTGATTTTGGAGATTTAACTGCAGCTCGAACAGACCATGATGCAGCGAGTAATAAGACTCGTGCAATATGGATGCAAGGAAATGGTGATAATGTTACTATGGATTATGTAACAATAGCTTCAACTGGAAACGCTACAGATTTTGGAGATGTTACTGATACAGGTAGGAATGCGGCAGCTACTAGTAATGGACATGGAGGATTATAAGGTGTATAAAGGGAAAAAAGGAGTGTTATGACCGAAGAATTACAAAATGGAAAATCTAAAGAATTATCTTTAACAGAAAAAATAGGTAATTTACCTAGCTTACCAAAACAATATAAAGGCATGTTAAAACACATAGAACAAACTATGCCTGCAATTAGGAAGTCTAGTTCTAATTTTTATAAATCACATTCTCAATTTATGGGAACAATGTTAGATGTTACAGCAATTAGCCCTATTCGTAGTGTTAAACATACACTCGCTGAAATTGATAAAACTAGAGCAGCTTTAGAAGAAGCTCATATTAATCTTCGTAAAAAAGATATTGAAATGAGGCAAAAGGAAGATCAATTAAATAATGAACCAGATGCTTTACAAAGAGAATTATTGGAAACAGAAATAATTCATTTACAAATTCAACAAAAAAATACTAACAATTCTATGCAAGGTGCAGTTCGTAAATTATCTTACTTTACAACACAATATAAAAGTATTCTTAAAAAATTAGGTAAAGAAACAATTACTGAAGAAGAATACGAGGATGAAGAAGAAACTTATCATATTATGACTTGTATGAAACAAGCTTTAAACGCTGCTAGAGCAAGGGGCGGTGTTATAGATGAAGGTAATTTAATATATTTGTTTGACATGGGTATTAATTCTGCTGTGGCTCAACAAGAAATTTATAGTTATCTTCAAAAAGAAAATGACATGTTAAGTAAGGGGGGAACTCCTACTCATGAAATGACAATGCAATGGTTAGAACATTGTGTTGAAAGATTTAAAGGTGATTCGGTTAAATTTGCAGAACGAAGAGGCTTTACATTAAAAGATGATAAATCACTTGCACAATTGGAGGATAAAACAAATGGCAAATAAGATAATCAAGTATAATCTAAATGCTGACGGTACGATTCCTAACTATATTGCTGATGGGGGATATTTTCCTAAAGCAAATAGTAATGCATCGCCACAGGATTGGGATTTTGTTGGAGCAACAGTAGATGGCTCAGCTGAGACAGGTCTTGGTGAACTAGCTAATGAAGCGGCAATTAAATCATATTTAGATACATATACATCAAGTTGGAAAGAAAAAGATCCTGACAACGTGAATGCTGAAATTGATTTTCGTCAAGCACATCATGCTGGAATAGTTTGGTCTAAAAAAATAAGCTAGGATAAAATGACAAGGTATCCTACACAAGATAATGCTGGTGGCATATGGAAATTACCCGATATAGCTAATCACCATTTAGGTGGTTTTTGGCCAGACCATGGAAGTAAAGCATTAACTTCTGGTGGGTTAACTCCTAGTGTTTCTAACGTTATAGATTTTTTTACTATATCAACAACGGGTAATGCATCAGACTTTGGAGATTTACATACAGGTTTACAAGGTGCAGCAGATTTTAGTAGCAAGACACATCATTTTTCAGCAGGAGGATCAACTCCTACTGGTGTTAATAATATACAGTTTGTTGCTTTTGCATCTACAGGAAATGCAGCAGATTTTGGAGATTGCACTGTTGTTAGAGTTAATAATGGTGGAGCATCAAATTCTACTAGAGGTATAAGTGTTGGAGGAGCAGATTCTGCAACTAATGCAAATGTTATGGATTATGTTACAATGCAATCCACAGGTAATGCTTTAGATTTTGGAGATTTATCAACTTCAAGAAATAATACAACTGGAGCAAGTAATCCAACAAGAGCTTTATATGCAGGTGGATATAGAAGTGGTTTGTGTACAGACATGGATATTGTTACTATAGCAACATTGGGTAATGCTTTAGATTTTGGAGACTTACTTGGTAATAACGGAAATTTTGGAGCATCTACTAATTCATATAGAGGTGTTTTTAGTGGAGGAGCAAATCCTGGTGAAGTAAATGTAATACAATATTTCACTTTTCAATCAGCAGGTAATGCTATGGATTTTGGTGATTTAATAACAGCTAGAAGTGGAATGATGGGAACATCAAGTGGGCCAAGAGGTGTTGCAATAGGTGGTGTTGTTTCTGGAACAAATAAAAATGAAATAGAATATTTTACTATGACTACTTGTGGTGATGGTACTGATTTTGGTGATTTATCCGTAGCAAGAAGAGAGGCGTCTTCATCATCAGATTCACATGGTGGATTAGCAAATGGTGCAGATAGGAGTTCATTGTTACAATGAGTGTTTGGAATTTAAGAGATGTAGCTACAATTAAAATGTCTGGAATACAGACTTGGTCTGCTGGTAGACAGCAATCAGTGTATGACTATGAAAATGGACGACTAGCAATAGATAATACTTCACTTGGTGATAGAGCATTAATGTTAGGAGGACAAAGTTCACCTGCTAATCAAAATGTAATTGATTATATTCAAACAAGAACTACTGGCCAAGCAGTTGATTTTGGAGATTTAACAAGGGCTACTGCTGAAGCTGTGTCTAACAATGATTGGACAATTGCTACTCATAATATGTCAAATGTTATAGATTTTATTACTATGTCTACAACAGGTAATGCCACTGATTTTGGCGATGAAAAAAATAGTGTAGGTAATGGTGGAAATTGGAGTAGTAATGTAAGAGGATTTAGTGGTATTGGAACTGAAACACCAGACATATCAAGTTTTGTTTTTTCAACTAAAGGAAATTCAGAAGAATGGTCAGATTTATCTACTGCAGGAACAAGAAATCATTCTGGTTCATCAAGTAATACAAGGGCAGTTATAACAGGAACGTTTTCTGGTTCTGACCCTGGAACTGATGATATGTTAGATTTTTCTCTTGCACATCAAGGAATAGTATCATCTTTTGGAGATTTAACAGCAGTTAAAACATATTGTGGTGGTGCGTCTTCTGGAACAAGAGGATTAGCCGCAGGAGGTAATGTACATCCATCAAATTCTCTTGGTACAATAGATACTTTTAATTTTAATACACGAGGAAATGGGTCAGATTTTGGAGATTTAACATCCACAAGAAGTGGAAATGCAGGTGTAGGTGCTGGAGTTCATGCTGTCTTTATGGGAGGTCATACAAGAATAAGTGGTACAAATACTGTTAAAACAACTATTGATAGAACAATATTTTCTACTACAGGCAGTTGTGCAGATTTTGGAGATTTAACAGTTGCAAGGCAATATCCTCCAGGTGCAGGACAATCAAATGGTCATTTACATGATTATTTAGCACATCAGTATTTAAGAGAAGGACATTATCCAGATTATGAAATGGGTAATATAATAATTTTAGGCCCAGGAGATAGTGCTGATTATACTATATCTTATGCCAATGTAATGACAAAAGGTAATGCAACTGAATTTGGAGATACTTCATCAGATATAAAACACTTATGCGGAATGGGTGCAGATGCTACTAAAGCAGTTTTTTCAAATGGTTATGATAGTGGTAATAATCAATCAAATGGAATAGAATATGTGGTGGTTTCTTCTAAAGGCAATTCAGCAAGTTGGGGAGATTCAACAATAACTGGTCTTCATAGCCGTGGTTTTGGAAATACAACTAGAGGTGTTTTTAGTCACACTGATGCCGCAGACCGTTCAATAGATTATATAACTTGGGCAACTTTAGGTAATGCTGCAGACTTTGGAGATGGAACTGAAGGCGGACAACATGGTGCTCATAGTAGTTCTACTCGTGGTTTAATGGCAGGAGGAACTGGTGGTAGTGCTGCTCAAAATCATAATGTAGTTGAATATGTAACTATTGCTAGTACAGGAAACGCTACTGACTTTGGAGATTTATCTGGAAACAGATATAATTCACAAGGTTGTGGAAGTGACACAAGAGCTTTGTTTGGTGGAGGTTCTGACCATCCGGCAGGAAATGTAAATACAATTGATTATTTTACTATTGCTAGTACTGGTGACGCAAGTGACTTTGGTGATTTGACGGCTGCTAGAACAGACCATGCTTCTGCTGGTAATAGAATTAGAGGATTATGGGTAAATGGTAATGGAGATAATGAAGTTATGGATTTTGTTACTGTAGCAACTACTGGCAATGCTGCAGATTTCGGTGATGTATTTGATAATAGACGGAATGCAAATGCAGCTTGTAATGGTCACGGAGGATTGCATTAAACAAATAAATTTTCTTGTGGGCTTACCACGAGCAGGCAATACTTTATTTGGTTCTATAATGAATCAAAATCCAAAGGTAGCCGTCACTGCAAATAGTATTGTTAATGACATTTGTAGAGAGATAGAAAAATTAAAACGTTCAGATACTTTTAAAAATTTTCCTTACCATGAATCTTTTGACAATATATGTAAAAACATATTTGCTACCTATTATAAAAATTGGAATTACGATTTTATTATAGATAGAGGAACTTGGGGGTGCCCCCCAAATTTAAAATTTCTTCAAGACTATTTTGATGGTGAAATAAAAATAATTATTTTAGTTCGTAAGGTTGAAGAAATATTACAATCATTTCTTAAACACGCACGCGAAAATAAAGATTCATTTGTAAATCAATTTTGGGCAAAAACAGATGAAGAAAAATGTCAAATGTTATTAAACAAGGATGGATTAATAGTACGCGAATTAATCGGTGTTCATCATATAACACAATTAGATAAAAATAAACATTATGGTCATATCATTGAATATGATAATTTAATAAATAAGCCAAAAGAAACAATGGACAGCGTATATAAATTTTTAAACATACCTCCATTTAAACATAATTTTGATACATTTGAACAATTTTCTATTCAGGATCAATCTTATGATGATATCATTGTTGGTAAAAATTTGCATAAAATTAGAGAAAAAGGATTATCTAAAACCACCCATAGACCTTTACCTAAAAGTGTGGTAAAAGAGTGTAAGAATTTAAATTTGTGGAGAAATTATGAATGAAGAAATTATGGGGATTTTCCCTGTTCCAGTATACATATCAAAATATGAAAAAGATATATCTAAAGAATTAAATTTTATTAAAAATATTAGTTACATAGATAATGGTAAAAATGGTAACTTTAAATCTGTTAATACTTTCATATTAAAATCTGAAGAATTAAAAGAATTAAATGAATTTATATTAGAACAGTTAAATATTTATGTAAAAAAAATAATAATGTCAAATGACACATTATTACCAACCATATCGTGGACAAATAAAAATCCTAAAGGAAGCAAACACCATGAGCATTTGCATCCTAACAGCATTGTAAGTGGAGTATTTTATTTCAATGTAAGTCATTCATCACCCATTACATTTCACAAAGCTGATTTTGGTGGAATGAAATTAAATCATACTACATATAATGAATACAATAATGGGTCATTTGCTGTTAAAGTAAATACTGGAGAGTTGATATTATTTCCTTCCACAACTAGACATTCTGTTCCTATAAATACGTTAGATGATACACGTTATAGTTTATCGTTTAACACATTCACTTCTTCTCAAATAGGCAGTACAGACCAATTAACATATTTAAACTTAAAGGAGATCGCTAATGCAAGTTCTTGATTTTGTGCATGTAACAAATGTTATATCAAAGCAAATATGTGAAGATATATTATCAGTTATAAAAAATAAAGAATGGCAAAAACATCAATGGTATAGTAACATTGAAAAAACCAGGACATCGGAAGAAACAAAAGAACTGGATGTCCAGCCAACAGATGAGTCATTACAAAAAATTTTAACTCCAAGTATTATTGAAGCAGGAAGACAGTATAATCAAAAATTTTCTGTAAAAGAAGATAAAATGGCTCAATTTATAAGCACTTTTACTCCAGCTAGATTTAATCGATATGAAAAAGGAACCATGATGAGAAAACATTATGATCATATTCATTCCATATTTGATGGACAACGCAAAGGTATTCCAATATTATCTATGCTAGGAATATTAAATAACGATTATGAAGGAGGACAATTTCTAGTAAGAGACAAGGAATTTAAACTAAAACAGGGAGACATGATTATATTTCCTTCTTGCTTTATGTATCCACATGAGGTAAAAGAAGTTACGAAGGGAACAAGGTTTTCGTTTATTTCTTGGGCTTTCTAGTTGGAGAGGATATGCTATTAGGTCACACAGCTTTTGTAGAACAGGCTTTTCAAGACGCAAGATTAGACGCCGTGCATAATATTGAATTTGCTGAAACTGGATTTGGATTAACTTTTACTCTTGGAACTGAGGTAGCTACAGGTGGAGCAACTGTATCTTCAAGTGGAGACAGTTTAAGTGCTTCATTTAGCATTGGTGATGAAGATGTATTTGGAACAGCATTTCAAAATTTAATTTCATTTAGCACTGGAAGTCCTGATTTGTTTATATGGAATGAAGTAGATGATTCACAAACAGCAACGTGGAAAGACGTAGAACCAGGATCAACAGACTAGGAGATAACAATGGCGGATGATGCAAGTGTTTCAATAACAGTTACGGTTTTACCTGACGAAATTGCAAAAAGTATAACAGGATCAATGACTGTGACGCCTGATGATGCCAATGATAAATGGTATTACAAATTAACAGCAGTAACAACTACAAGCGCTGATTTGATAGCTGGTCGTTTTATTGATTATACGGCCGTTGATCAAGATACAGACATGACTGCAATAAGCACGAGTGATAAAGTTAAATTTTTATTTATTAAGAACACAAGTTCAGCAGATGGAATTGTTATATCAATTGATGGTGGAACAGCAGCCAATGATTTAGCAGATGGTATATTTATTGGACCAAGTGAATCTTGGTTTGCAAGACTACCTAACGTTACTGTTGCAAATATTCACGCGATAAGTTCTGATATTGCAGACGCTGGTGATGCTACGGCAAATTGCATTGTTGCAGCTTTAATAGATGATGTGGCATAAGGAGGAATAGATGGCATCAACATATTCAAGTATTCTTAATCTCGAACTTCAAGCAACAGGAGAAAATTCGGGAACATGGGGTACAAAAACAAATAGTAATTTACAGAAATTAGAATCAGCGATTAAAGGTTATGTGTCTATTGCTATTGCAAGCACAACCGATTCACTTGACACATCAGACGGATCTACCACAGACGAACAAAGTAACGCTATAATTAAATTAACAGGCACATTGACTGGTAATACAACTATGCAATGTGAAGCGGTAGAATCTTGGTACATTGTTGATAACGCAACAACCATGGGAACTTATACATTAGGGTTTAAACCAGCGGGCGGAACAGCGACAAATCTTGTATCTAGTTCTAAACATTTATTATATTCTGATGGTTCTACAATGTTTGATGTATTAGGGGATTGTGGAAATATCTCAGCTAATGGAACATTAACAGTAGCAGGAAATGTTAGTTTAAATGGTGGAACATTTATTTTTAACGAAGATTCTGCTGATTTAGATTTTAGAATAGAAGGAAACGGTGATGCCAATTTATTTTTTACAGATGCAGGAAATGATCGTGTAGGAATTAAAACTGGTTCGCCTTCAACTGAATTACACGTTGTAGGTGGTGTAAAAGCCACAGGTGCAATTGACTTTGATGGTGGTGGATTTACATTTAATGAATCTGGTGCATCAGTAGATTTTAGAGCAGAAACAAATACATTAGCAAATGCTTTCTTTATAGATGGTTCCGCGGATAAAATTGGTTTTGGAACAAACTCTCCAGCAGATGCTTTAGTAGAAATAAATCAAGCAAATAGTTCAGCAGGAACTGCTTGTTTATCTTTAGATCAAGATGATACAGATCAAGAGTTTATTAAGTTTGATGGCACAAGTAATTCTGATCAAAGTTCAAGTATTACAACAGATACGAGTGTAGGATCATTAACAGGACATATTCGTGTCAATGTTAATGGCACTGATTTTTGGATACCTTACTACGCAACTAACTAGGAGTATATATGCCGTTAACAAAACTGCAAATATCCCCTGGTATCGACAAACAAAATACAGAATACGGTGCCGAGGGACGTTGGATTGATTGTGATAACGTTCGTTTTCGTTATGGTCTACCAGAAAAAATTGGTGGTTGGGTAAAAGTAACAACTGATTATCTTATTGGCGCAACACGTGCCATCCTTACATGGTCTAGTAATGAAGGTGTTAACTATGCCATATATGGAACTAATAAAAAACTTTACGCATATTCAGAAAATAGTTATGCTGATGTTACGCCTTCGCGCGGGACAGGAAGCATAACACAATTTGAAACAACTAATGCTTCAACAACCGTTATTGTTACGGACGCGGACCACGGAGCATTGATTGGTGACTTTGTTACTATATCTAGTGTCAGTGGTGCCATTGGTGGAATTACACAAGCAAATCTTCAAAATGAATTTGAAATTCAAACAGTGCCAAGTGCTAACACATATACAATAGTGTCACCAGCTGCGGCAACTTCGTCAGCAACCGGCGCAACTGCAACCGCAACATATCAAATTAATTCTGGTCCTGCTATATCAATTTATGGATATGGATGGGGAACAGGTGTGTGGAATTCATCAGGAGATTCTGACAAAGGAACATGGGGTAATACTCGTGAAGGATTAACAGGCGCGGACGCCGTTAATCTAGAATCACATAAATGGGTTCTTGATAACTGGGGTGAAGATGCTTTAGCATTAAAATTTGATGGTGGTTTATATTATTGGGATACATCATCAGGATTATCTAGTAATGTCGCTTCAACAACTAATGTTTCCAGTGCACCAACAAAATCACGTTTTATGTTAGTCTCTGGTGATGATAGGCATGTTATTTGCCTTGGAACAGAAACCACGATAGCAGATACTTCTACACAAGATAATATGTTCATTCGTTGGTCTTCACAAGAAACAACAAATACGTGGGTGCCGACGCAAACAAATACAGCCGGATCTCATCGATTAACATCAGGAAATAAAATTCAAACAGCTGTTCGAAGTAGAGGTGCTGTTCTTATATGGACAGATACGTCCATGTATCAAATGCAGTTTATTGGTGCACCTTTTACTTTTGGATTTAAACAGTTAGGTTCTAATTGTGGTGCTATTGGATTGCACTCTGCCATAGATATTAGTGGTCGAGCATTTTGGATGGGCAATGATTCATTCTTTACTTTTGATGGTGCTGTTAAAAAAATTCCATGTAGTGTGCAAGATTATGTATTTGATGATATTAATCAAAACGCACAGCACGATGTTTTTTGTGCAGCAAATTCAGACTTTAATGAAGTCATGTGGTTTTATCCATCAAATGGATCTGATCAAATTGATAGACACGTGACATATAATTATGCAGAAGATTTATGGTATATTGGATCATTAGCAAGAAGCTCATGGGCCGACCGCGGTGTTTATAATAATCCATACGCTACAGAATACAGTGCAACAGATACGTCTGCATCAATTTCAACTATTTATGGAACAAAAGAAGGACGCACATTAGTATATGCACATGAAGATGGTGTGAATGCTGATGGTAGTGCAATGACATCTTATGTTGAATCAGGTGATGTAGATATTGGTGAAGGTGATCAAATTATGTCTATCTCTCGTTTTGTTCCTGATTTTAAAAATCAAGTGGGGAATGTAGACATAACAATGAAGACACGTCCTTATCCAACAGGAACACAAACAAATCATGGTAGTTTTGCAGTTGCAACAACTACAACGAAACAAGATACACGAATTAGAGGAAGACAAGTAGCCGTGCGTATTGCAAGCGACGCTACAGATGATAAATGGCGTTATGGTACATTACGATTAGATATTAAACCAGATGGAATGAGAGGCGCATAATGTCATTAATTACAGTGCCTTTGTTACCACAAGCAACAGAACAATATGATCAATCACAAATGGCACAACTTATACAAACATTGGAACAAATGATATTTGTTTTAAATAACACATATGCTCCTGAAGCTGCACGTGCTGATGATGAAGCTTTTTCTTTTTTTATGGGGGATTCACCTTCTACACAAGAAACTGATACAAGCACAATGGAATCTAACATAACAACAAATACAAATAATATATCGACAAATACAAGCAATATATCAACAAACGCAACTAATATAACAACAGCAAATACAAATATTACAACAGCAAATACAAATATTACCAATCTACAATCAAAAGTAAGTGCTTTAGAAAAACAAGTTAGATATTTAATAGCGACTAGATAATGGCTAATGTATATACAAATTATAAAGTTGATCTTTCAACAAACAGTGAAACAACTGTTTACACGGTTCCATCTGAAAGAACAGCGATTATACGATCAATTCGTATTTCAAACGATGATGTAGACAACGCATGTACTGTTACTTTAACTTTAACAAATTCAAGTTCAGCTGTATTTTCTTTAGAAAAAAATCTTAGTATAGCAGCTAAAACGTCTGAGGAAATATTAAAAGCTGCCTTAGTAGCTAAAGAATCAGAGATAATTAAAGCCACTCCACAAAATGCTAATGATCTACATATAATTTTAAGTGTGTTAGAAATATCATAATGCCTAAAAAAATAGAAAAAAAATTAAAAAAACAAGCTAATAAAAAAGGTTTAAGTAAAAAAAGAGCAAACGCCTATGTTTATGGGACAATGAGAAAAATGGGCTGGAAACCTAAAAAGTAATTGCAAAAGGATGGGAAAATGAGTATAAAAGATGAAAACGTATTAGTAGGAAAAAAACCGGCTAAAAACACTCCGGTAGAGACACAAACAACCGTTACTAACACGCAAACAGGTAAAAAATACGCCGATGAGAAAGAGGCTCAAGCGGACGTCAATAACCCTGCAACTTCCACAACAGCGAATGACATTAAACGCGATGTTGCGATCAAAGTGAATCAACTTGATATATTTGGAGAGGTAAATAATTAAATGCAGGGACTAGAGTCGCTTAATCAATTTCAGAATTTTGTATCATCTTTAGGTGGTCTTGGCCGCTTTGAGGATACGTATATGATACACGCCGCAGAAGGCGAGACCGTTGTTCCAATGGAGGTTTTAAATCAAAACCCTTTATTGAAAGAACGTTTGTTTGAATCTATGCGTGATATGGGCATACAACCAGAAAGATATATTGTAGGTAGTGAATTTAATTCTAAAAATCCTGTAACAGGGCAACCAGAATTTTTTTTAAAAAGAATTAAAAAAGCTATTGCTGATGTATCAGGATATGCAGCACCTATTGTAGGTGCAATGTATGGTCCAGCGGCAGGCGCTTTAACAGGCGCTGCAATGGGTGCTTTCAAAAGAGAAAACCCAGGTGATCCTAATAAAGCATTACAAACAGCATTACTTGGTGGTGGTTCCGGAGTAGCAGGAAATATACTTGCTGGTGATAGAGGAATGGATATTTTTACGGGTCCAGGTTATTTTCAAGGAGATTGGAGATCTTTAGGAAATAAATTTAGATTAGGAGATATGGGAATAGGAGATGCATTAGGTTCTGGCATATCTGGAGTAGGAGATTTATTAAGTTCTGGAGGAACTGGAATAGGAAGTTTATTAAGTTCTGGCATATCTGGAGTAGGAGATTTATTAAGTTCTGGCATATCTGGAGTAGGAGATTTATTATCTGGGGCAACAACATTATTAAATTTTAAAGGTGAAAAAAAGACATTAGATCAAGTGTCTATGGAAGAATTTGGTAAAACTTATGAAGAGTTAGATTCTTTTCAAAAAGAAGCTATTCTTAAAAAAGATAGAAGTGGAGGAGCTAATTTTGGAAAGTTAGCAGGCTTATTAGGTCTTGGAACTTTAATTGGTGGTAAATTAATTGGGGAACCAGAAGACATTACTATTGATGAAAGTAGACTAAGAACACCATCAATTGACACTGGACAAGTATTTAGCCCAACACAACCAACGACTGTATACACAGATTATGATATTCCTATTGTGCCATACCAAGCAGCAGAAGGTGGAATTATAGGAAATCCTCATAAAGAAAGACCAGATAGAATTCCTTTAAATGATGAAATGAAAGATCAAATGTATGATTTTCTTTTAAACTTTATGATGAAAAAACGAATGGAAGAAGAAATGGAAAAAAAATTTAGAATAACTCCATTTGATCCTGAAGCACCAATGGAAGTGGCAGATGGTGGAATTATTGATTATTTTAAATCTTTTTTTAAGGATCCGGTAAAAGATCCTGCAACGGGAGAGGGAACAGTATCAACTTTACAAAGAAAAAAATTTGAAATGTTGAATAATTTAAAAAGATCAGATCTTCCATATGATGAAGAGGAATATTTAAGACTTAAAGAATTATTAGGTAAAGCTCATGGTGGAGTTATGGATTTACGCGGTGGAGGATTTTCACTGGGTCCTGGAACAGAAAAAAGTGATTCTATTCCAGCAATGCTAAGCGACGGAGAATTTGTCATGACGGCTAAAGCAGTCAGGGGTGCAGGCGGAGGAGACCGTCGCGAAGGCGCAAGAAAAATGTATGAAGCAATGGACAGATTGGAGGCGAAAGCATAATGGCAACGCAAGAAACATTACAACAATTACAATATCCTAAGTTTATAAGCGATCGTCAACAACAAATGCTGAATACGCTTTTTGGCACAACAGCTGGCGGCGGACTTTTAGGACAAGCACAACAAATTCCTGGACAACAAGTTGCAGGATTTACACCAACACAAACAAGTGCAATGAACTTGGCAAGTCAAGGCATTGGCACATATCAACCGTATTTGGATGCAGCGCAAGCAGCACAGACCGCGGCTCTTGGAACAACGGGAGCTGGAACACAAGCATTAGCGGGTATGCAATTTGCTCCGACAGGAGAAGCAATCCAACAATACATGGATCCATATCAACAACAAGTTACACAAGAAGCATTAAAAGAAATGGATCGTCAAGGAGCCATGGCACAAAACCAATTAGCAGGACAAGCTGTTAGTGCTGGTGCTTTTGGTGGATCACGATTTGGTGTGCAACAAGCAGAACAAACAAGAAATTTACAAGATATAAAATCAAGACGAATTTTTGAAGACATGTCTAGAAACTATCAACAAGCTGTTGGTGCAAGGCAAGCGGCTAATGCAGCGCGTACACAACAAGCACAAGGCTTTGCTAATTTAGGCAATGTGGCAAGTGGTATTGGACAAAGAACCGGTGCTCTTGGTCAATCACAACAAGCACAACAAGCAGCTGATGTTCAACAACAATTAGGTATTGGCGGTATGCAACAACAACTTCAACAACAAGGATTTGATGTTGGTTATCAAAATCAATTAAATGCAATGATGGAACCATATAGACGATTATCTTTTGGACAACAAATGATTCAAGGTCTTGCTCCTTTAGGTGGAACAACAACACAAACAGTGGCACCAATGCCAACAACTAATCCATATCTACAAGCAGCAGGTTCAATTGCTGGTTTAGCGGGTGGACTTGGAAGCTTGATAGGTAATAATTAGTGAGTATACTTAATCGTAAAATGTTTAGTCACGGAGGCTACGCGCACCGCGGAACAGGGATCACGTCTGGTCTAACGCCAGTTAGAATGCATGAAGGCGGTGTCGCTAATCACAAACATACCTACATGCCCGACAAGTCAGATGCGGAAGTTATGGAGCTTTTGCAGGCAGGCAGTCTAACTACAACAACACCAGGCGACACATATCAAGGCACGGAAGTTCCAACTTTAGAACAATTATACGAAAAAAAACTTCCAGTAGCACAAAGACTTTTTGGTGATCCAATAGAGCCAATGTCAAAAATGGAAAGACTATCACCTTGGTTAATGAACTTAGGTGCATCATTAATGTCCGGTAAATCTTTACAAGGAGGATTTAGTGGTGCCATGGAAATTATGGGTAATGCCATGAAAGAATCAACTCCAGCTTTAACAGAAGCTATGGCGATGAAAAGAGCAGAAGAAAGAGCTAATAGGGCAGAAGAAATTGAAGCAGCAAAAATAGCATATCAATCAGCGGAAACAGAAAGAGCAAGTCTTCTTGATCAAGCTTCTTCTTTAGCAAGCACTAAAATTAAACTTGATGCACCAGAAATTGGTGATACTTTATTTTTAGTACCAGAGGATAAATCGCAAGTGCCAGAAAATGTTATTATGGCTTATCAAAAAGAAGAAACAATTGATGGAAAGCGCATCAAAAATCTCTACGACTTTGATGGTAACTTATTAAAAGGTAAATTTACTACTTATAAAGGAAAAGATAAACCAAAAGAATTTAGTGGTATTAATGTTAAATTTTCTATTCCAGGAGAAACTGAAGATGATGATCCTACAGAGTTAGAGAGAATGGCAATTGGAAGATTTGAATTTGATGAAGATACAGGTGAATATAAAGTTAATTATTATTATAAAGATGATGAGGGTAACGAACAAGAACTACCGGGCAACGCGGTTATTATATCACGAGAAGGTGATGCATCAACAATTGGTCAAGGTGCAAATGTAAAAGAAGAAAAAGCACTTACGGAACAAGAAATTGCAGGAACAAAATTTATTATGAAGGCTATTGATGCATATAATGTCATAAAAGCATCACCTGGAGCGGTAACTGATGTTGGTGACTTAGCAGTCTTTGCTGACCGTATTATAGCGGATGCAAAAGCATTTATTGCTTTAATGGGCGGAACATATGAAGTTGATGAATCTAAATTAGAAAATTATTTGGAAACTGACTTAGGTATAACATCATCAAAATTAAAATCTGTGTACCTTGATCTTGCTATTTCTCGTGCGGTGTTTGTTGAAGGTGGAACAAGAGTTACAGATCAAGACGTTATTAATCAATTACGAATTATTGGTGCAAGAGCAAAAGCACCGGAAGCTGCTCTCGTTCTATTAAAAGATTTTGTATATGATACAGCTAGAAATTTTTCTATGGAAAATAATATTCGTGCTGAAAAAAATAATTTAATAAGTTCAGTTGATGAAAATTATTTACTTCGAAATTTAACATTACCGTGGAATGATACTGGAACAGGAACAGTTGGAGATGGTAATCAGGATAATAAAACAATTGGTGCCGGAAGTGGAGATGACGTTGAAGCTTTAATAAAAAAAATATTAGAAGAGAAATTAGCAAATGAGTGATAAAACTTTAAATGATAAACAATCGGTTGATCCGCCAGAAAATAATATGCCAAACGTGTTTGGAGTATCTGAAGTTCCTGCATGGTTGACTGGAGAAAAAGCTCAAAAGTTTGTTGAAAATAGTAAAGTAATTGAATCAATGTATGAATCAGGCGGAAGTCCTAGCCCTGAATTAGAAAAATTTCTTCGAAGTCTTGAGACAGAACAAATAGGAAAATTTCATAAAAATGAATTAGATCCTAATAATTTAAGCACTGAATCTTTAAAGTTGTATGCAAATTATCTTGAACAAAAACGACTTAATGAAGCAAGAGCAAAAGAAGAAGATCTTGATTATAGCAGTGGTGTGACAAATAAATTGTTTCGTTATAACCTTGCACGTATGGATACACCAGCTGAAAAAACGGGATATCTAACAAAAACTGTAGGTCAAGAAGGTATTGATTGGGGAACAGATAGAGCAGGACGTTATTATTTAACAGAATCTGGTTTGTCAAATTTAAAAGGTAAAAAAGTTTATTTACCAGAAAACGTTAGAGGCGTAATTATAGATGAATCTAAACCTTTTACTAAAGCAGATTTTGCCGAGTTTGGTGCTTATGCACCGCAGATAATAGGCGGTGTTGGTATGGGTATGCGTTATTCTGGATACGGATTTATACCGGGAATTATTGCATCTGGCATTGGTGAAATGGGAGGCTATCTTGCTGATGAAGCAGTTGAATATTTACAAGGTTATCAAAATCAACCTTTATTTCCAAATCACGAAGGCCAACAATCTGTAATGGGAAGTGCCGCGTGGAATTTTTCTTACGGCGCTGGTGGTGAAGGATTTGTTCGTATGCTCAGACCACTTGGTCGTATGATTACAGATCCACAATCAGGACTTATTGCGTTTAGAGCTAATGCACCATTAAGTGAACAAGCGGCAAAAGCGTTACTATCTGGAAACAGAGATGAAATTTTAAGAGCTTTTCCTGATTTAGAAACAAAATTAAAATCAATACATAATGTATCAGAAAAAGAATTAGAAGCATTAACTAATGCAGCTATTGAACAAATGCGTGTTAAAGTTTTAGGTGGTGCTATTTATAAAGAGCCGGGTAAATATGATTTATATAATGATTATAGCAGTGTAAAAAGTAAACTTGATCCAGCTAAACAAAAAGCGGTAAAAGAAGTTGTTGAAGGACAACCACATTTAGGTGTTGAAGGCGGAGTGCCATCCATATCACAAGCAACACCACGAAATTTACTTGGATACATACAAGGAACATTGGAACGTGTTTTTGGTAATAGTCGAGATAAATTAAATAGAAAGTTTTTAGAAAATAGTATGTTGGTTCTTAAAGCTCGTGCTGCTGGAATGAAGGATAAAGAAATATATAATTATATAAAAAACAGTATGCTTCCAAAAAATAATCCAATGTACATGAGTTCGGCTCAGTTTGGTGAAATGATTTCTAAAAAATTAGGCGGAGAAAAAATGGGATTAACCGCAGCAATAGATTTATCTAATAAAGAAATTAATGGTATATTAAATGAGACTTTAAAATCACTTGATTTAATAAGCGTAGGTAATAAAGATGCATTTGATAATCTTGCATCATCTCTTACATCTGCTAAAACAAAATATAATGTTGATTTTGCTTCTGGTCTTCATAACATAGATAAAATAATTGGAGAAGGAATTTTTGATTCGGCTGCTTTAAAAACAGCTATAAAAGACATAACAGATTTTTTACCGAAAAAAAATATTACAAAAGAAATAACAGAAGATATAGGACCTGGTGCGGGAACAAGAACAAAACCAGTAACTGAAACTGTTCTTGACGATACTATGATTCCAAAAGAAATAATAAATTTTTTTAAAACTATAGAAAATGCAAGTCCTAATATGACTGGAACAAATGTACAGGCGTATGAAACTATTATCAATACTCTTGTTGAAAACCCAAATCTTGTAAAAACAATTCCATATGAAAAAATCGTAGCAATGCAAAATGCAATTGATAATGTATATAATACTGGTATTGCAAAAGCAGGAAGTCTTGCACAAACTACACCCGCAGGAAAAGATGCTCTTAATAATTTAATAAAAATTTTAGAAAATAGAAGTAAAGTAGGAAAGAAAATAGCAAAAATAAATTCAGGAGTAATGTTAAAACTTGCACAATCAGGGCAAGACACTGCATTAATTAGCGCGGATAGTGTTTTTGCTAATATGATTAAAACAGGAGATAGTAAAAGTTTAAATAAATTATTCAGACTTTTAGACCCAAAAGACGCCGCTACATTAAAACTTGGTGCTAGTAATAAAACATTAGCTAATATAATAGAAGCATCAAAAGATGTAAGTGGCACAGTTAATGTAACAAAATTTCTTAACAACTGGCAAAAATTACCAACATCAATTAAAACAACATTATTCCCAATTAATAATTTACAATCAATTAATAATGCAATGTTTAGACTTAATAAGTTTAGTGGCACATTAGATCAAAAAGCTCTAAATGAAATGACTGAAGCATTAGCAAAACAAGACGGCGGAACAGAAATGTTAAGTATTTTAAATAAACATGTAGCTGCAAAAGAAAGTCTTGATAAATTTATGAGTGCGAATTGGAAAAAGATATTAAGTGATGCTGATAATATTCAGTTTGAACAAGCAATTGATCATGTTTTTAAACCAAAAAGCGGACAACTTGTTAGTCAAGTTCTTAAACATTTTGAAGGAAATGAATTTGTAACAAATGCTATTAAAAGTAAAGCAATGGAAAAAATATTACGCGCCAGTGTAGATGCTTCTGATGATTTCAATATCATTTACAGCGGTGTAAATTTAAATAAAACATTAGATAAATATGGAGTTAATACTCTTTATGAAATGTTTGGTAAAAAAATGACTGGTGATTTATTTGACTTTGCAAAACAATTAAATCTTATTTCTCAAGGAAAAAATAAAGGAGCGGGGAGCATTGTCGCAGCTAATCTAGCATTAAGTCCACTTAGACAAGGACCAAGTGCTTTTCAAAAATTACTGGGTTTAGGTTTAATTAGTAAAGTATTAGCTCAACCTGGAGTATTAAAATATCTTGCATTTGGAATGAAAAAAGGACCTCTTGGTTTTGGCAGAGCACAAGCGGAAGCACTAGCACGTGTAAAAACACAAATAACAGCGGCCGGTGCATTAGAAGCAACAGCTGAAGAAGATGGTCAAGGTCCTAGAAAATTTATTGAATCAGGAGTAGAAGAAGTACCAGAAGTAATAAAAGACAAAATAAATTATGGAGTTGATATGCCAGGTGTTCCGTTTGTACAAAATCAATCGGCTCCTCCTGTGGAAGCATCACGATTGGCGCGGGCAAATATCGCACCTCCAATTGGTGCGGGTAGTATGAATCCAAACACCATGGCTAAAGGACAACAATTATTTAACAAACCAGGTGAAATTACATTCGCCGCACAAGGAGGAATCATGAACACAAATAAAGCATTCCAGAGGGTAGCATAATGCCACACGGAGGAAGACACGGAAAAGGTCCTAGTAGAAGTAGGCAACGATCGCAAACTAAAAGATCTTCACAAAGAAGACAAAGAGGCCGAAGTAGAGCTGCACAGCGATCTCAAAGTAAAAGAGATTCGCAAAGAAGACAACAAGAAAGACAAAGGGCTGCTAACGTAAGAGAAGCGGCACGACGACCTGTAATCACAAAAACAAGCCAAAGACAGCCAGGTTTAGCAGGAAGTACTTCAGCTAAAACAATGGGTCTTGAAGGTATAGCTAACAGATTAGAAAAAGAATTTAAGACGGCGAGTGATGATAGAAAAAAACAAATTGTAGATAAACTTAAAGACACTCGTTCTGAATTAAATAAATTAAATAAAGAACAATCAGTTTTAGATTTACGAAAAGCCGCAGCAGGACTTGGAGGTAAAGGCTTAGTTGCAAGAACAAGTGATGGTAGTATTATTACTGATAGCAGTGGTAATCCAATTATGTTAACTGCGGGCCGTGAAGTTTTTGATAAAACGCGTGGAAAATTTTCAAAAGAAGCAGGAAGACTTCTTGAAGAGTCGCCTGAACTATATAAAGGAATGTATCCTATATCATATGGATTGCAAAAAGGAATACCGAAACTAATGGAATTTGCACCTGGAATAGGAACACTTGGTAGAATAGCAAAAGCAACACTTGGAAAAGCAAAAGATACTGGTTCAGGAATTATGGGAACAAAAATTGCTCAAGATTTAGCAGCTGCACCAAAAGGATTTTTAGGTGATTTAAGATCAATGATTGGGGACATAGGTGGAATTTTCAGTAAAGGTATTAGTGGAATTGGTAATCGTGTGCCTAATATACCACAAACACTAGGTGGAATTGGTGCTGGTATATCCGGAAAAGTTCAAGAAGGTGGAGATATTATAGGTGGAATTGGTAGTGGAATTGGTGAAAGTATAGGTAGAGTTTTAAATCCACAAGTTATTGATAGTATTTATGGATCAGGAATCGGTGTTACTGGACCGGTAACAGGAGATTTTATAGATAGCGACGGAGACGGCGTTGATGATCGTTATCAAATGGGACCAGGGCAACCGGACCAAAGACAGCCAGAACAAACAGGAATGATAGGTGGAGTAAATAACATGATGGGACAACCTGCTATTACACCAGCTAATGCTTTAGCAAATCCTATTATGCAAAGTCAAATGTTGCCAGGAATTCAACCTGTAACACAACAGTTACAATTTAATCCAAATACAATGAATCCTTTTTATCAACAAGGAATAGGAAGTTTTAGAATTTAATGAATTTTACATTTAAAGATAGTATATGGTTAATTGGTGTTTTTGTAGCATTAGGTATCACATGGGGAATGACATCGCAACGCGTTACAGCAATGGAAAAAGATATGGATCGTATGGAAACAGCCATACAATTATTTACAAAAATGGAAACACGTCTTGCTGTTATTGAAGTTCAAATCAAAGATATAAATAAAAAATTAGATAAAATTAAAAGATAATGAATTTTGTAGTAAAAAACTTAGTATTATTACTAATGTTAATAATACTTACTATGTTATCTAGGCCTATAATTGCTGCTGATACGAACACTGTGTCTTCGACGGTTGTGACGGATAAATCCGTACCTACCGCAAATGCACCAAGTGTTGTTATTAATAATTCAGACATATGTAAGACAGCAGCGTCGACCGCCGTACAAACCCAGATTCTGGGGATTGCGTCGGGAATCACGATCACTGATGAAAATTGTGAACGTATAAAATTATCAAGATCTTTATACTCAATGGGCATGAAGGTCGCTGCAGTATCTACACTATGTGCTGATCCACGTGTATTCGATGCCATGCATATGGCAGGAACATACTGTCCTTATATGGGTGCAATAGGAGAAGATGCAAAAAAAGGATGGACAGAAAATATTGATATGGTGCCGGAAGGTAGTTTAGTATTTAAAAAAATAGAAATTGAACGAAAAGAAAAACAAACAACTGGGTTAACAGATGGACAAAAACTTGCGAAATTTATTTTATTTGGTATGGCTATGCACTCTGGCATTGTGGCCTTCTTCCCTTAAAGCAGAATGTCCTGTTACTTCAACAGGATTATGTACTCCAGGTGTTGAAGAAACAATTGTCATAGATGAAGTAGAAACCATTGAATATGAAGCCGATGGCTATACAGTCACAACGGATACTACAACTACAACCACAACAGTAACAACAACAAATCCTGATTCAGGGGACATTTTAGATGGCGATAATGATTATGTTTCATCATCTAAATATGAAGGTGATATGGATATTGATTGGGGTGGACAAGGCCCCGCATCAATGCCATCTGGTAATAGTTGTTATAATCTTGGCACGGATAAATGTGCACAAATAACAGGTAGTGGAAATAGCACATCAACAATGGGTGTATCTGGAATGGGTACAACATTTATTAATACAATTGATATTTCAGAATTAGATATAGAAAATGGTGGAAGAACTAATTACACAATAAAAGTAGATAAACGCGATGCACAAGATCGTATCTACATGCATGTAACAGGCCGTAACGGTAATACAAATATATTTCAAGGAACAGACATATTATCAGAGTCGGGTGTTGCAAGTGGATTTCAAGAATACTCAGGTGGATTTGATTTTGCAGGTACAATAACAAAAATAATTGTAGAGGTAGGTGGACGTGATATCAACCTGGCAATTGGACCGCTATTTGATGATGTACAAATAAATGTATTATACAACGTTGTATCAACCATAGTTACCGAACATATACTTAGTGTTGAAATGTGGGTAGCATACGGTGGTAGTACAGAAACAGAGGTTATAGATATCGTAGAAAATATTTTTGAACATAATGATATTGTAGAAGCGCCTGGTGATGACATGTATTTTGAACCAGAGTTTGAAGAGCCTGATATGGAAATGTCTTATGATACCGTTGAGTATGAAATGGAAATGGATTTTGAGATGGATTTTGAGATGGACTTCGAGATGGAAATGGATTTTGAAATGCCTGACATTGATATGGAGGAAATGGAAATAGCAACTATAGAATATGAAATGGAAATGGAAATGGAAATGGACTTCGAGATGCCGGATATGGACATGCCAGAACCTGAAATGGAAATGGCTGAATTAGATATGGACATGCCAGAGCCTGATATGGAAATGGAGATGGAAATGCCAGAACCTGATATGGAAATGCCAGAACCGGACATGGAACCTGAAGTAGAAGTAGAGCCAGAGATGGAAGAACCTTCGACCACGGAACCCGAAACA